GCGGCTTCGGTATCGACGAGCGGAAAATCTACGAATGGGACGAGAAATATCCTGAATTCCGGCAGTCTCGCGCGCGTGGGAAGGAGCCTGCTGACGCCAATGTGGCCGAGCGGCTTTACAAGCGCGCGATCGGCTACAGCCATGAATCTGTTAAGATATTCATGCCGGCCGGAGCGGAAGAACCGGTCTACGCGCCGTTCACCGAGCACTATCCGCCGGACACCCAGGCGATAAGCTGGTGGCTGAAGAACCGGCAGGGCAAGCGGTGGAAGGAGAAGAGCGAGGTGGCCGGCGAGTTCTCGCTCGTAAGCTCGTTGGCGGACAGGATCAGCGCGGCGAGGAAGCGCGCTCCAGGCGGTGGCTCGTAATTATCTTACGTTTGGGCAGTCCAAAGTGCGTTTCTCGCGATTCCTAGTATCGGCTTCTGTGGAGAAGTGTTGCGCGGATGTCTGATATTGCCGCGGTGGAGACCGAGGAAGCCGCCGAACTTCGTTTAGCCGCCCTTCTCGTTCAGGACTGCAGCCGCGACCCGTTGCTTTTCGTGCAGCGGGCTTTCCCATGGGGAGAGATCGGGAGCGAGCTTGAGCACGAGGACGGCCCTGACAAGTGGCAGGCGGACATCCTCGAGCAGATACGGGATGGGTTGTTGACGCCGACCGACGCCTTGCGGGTGGCGGTGGCATCCGGCCACGGGGTTGGTAAATCAGGGCTCGTCTCCTGGCTGATCTTGTGGGGGTTGAGCACGTTCGAGGACGCCAAGGGCGTCGTCACGGCGAACACCGAGGTGCAGCTTCGGACCAAGACCTGGTCGGAAGTCGGCAAGTGGTACCGGCTGTTCATCGCCCGACACTGGTTCACGATGACGGCGACGAGCCTGTATTCGGTGGATCCGGCGCACGAGCGGACATGGCGTATCGACGCCATCGCCTGGTCTGAAAAGAACGTCGAGGCGTTCGCTGGCCTCCATAACCAGGGCAAGCGCGTGTTGGCCTTCTTCGACGAGGCCAGTGCTATCCCGGACGTGATCTGGGAGACGACCGAAGGCGCGATGACGGACACCAACACGGAGATATTATGGTGTTCGTTCGGCAACCCGACGCGCAACACGGGCCGCTTTCGTGAGTGCTGGGGCCGGTTTCGCAACCGCTGGCTCACTCGCCAGATCGACAGTCGCCTCGCAAAGCTCACGAACAAAAAGCAGATCCAACAATGGATTGACGACTACGGGGAAGACAGCGACTTCGTCCGCGTCCGTGTTCGAGGAGTGTTCCCTCGGGCCGGCTCGATGCAGTTCATTCCATCCGACTTGGTCGAGATCGCCATGTCGGCGGAGCGCGAGGTGATCGCGACGGTGCTGGATCCGCTTGTCATGGGCGTGGACGTGGCGCGGTTCGGTGACGACACCACCGTGATCCGGCTTCGCCGCGGCCGAGATGCGCGCACGATCCAGCCGATCAAGATGCGGGGGGCGGACACTGTCCAGGTGGCCTACCGGATTGCCGAGGTCTATATGGAGCACCGGCCGGACGCGATCTTCATCGACGAAGGCGGTGTTGGTGCCGGCGTGGTGGACCATTGCAGGTTTCTGAAGCTGCCCGTGCTCGGGGTGCAGTTCGGGGCGAAGGCCGATCGGTCGCAGAGCGCCCAGGAAGGTGCGGTGGCCTATGCGAATAAGCGGGCCGAGATCTGGGGCGTGATGCGGGATTGGCTGCCTGGCGCGATGTTGGACTACGACCCGGAGCTACAGGCAGACCTGACTGGCGTGGAATACGGGTATCGGATGCTCGATGGGCGAGACGCCATCCAGCTTGAGCGTAAAGAGGACATGAAGAAGCGCGGCTTGGCCTCGCCGGACAACGGCGATGCGCTGGCGCTGACGTTCAGTTATCCAGTGCAACCGAGCGATCACACTCGGCAAATCGTCGGCGGCATCCTGCGCAAGCCGAATTACGAGACGGAATACGATCCGTACGCGGCTGCCCGTGGTGTCGCCGGCAGTCCTCCGCAATCCGCCGCTAATCAAACCGGGTGGATGCCTGGACGCCCAAGTCCCCTCAAAAGCCACTGATCTGATGGCCCGCTACCTGGCGGTGATGGCGTCGATCGCTCCCTAACTGGCTGAAAACCGCCATTTCAGCCTCTTGAAAAGAGAACGAACAGCGAATTAACCGGCTTTTGGGTGGATTGTGGTGTCGAACGGCTCGTGCGCAACAATCCGCTTGCACTTTCGAAACTGTCGGACGTATGGCGCTGGAGAGGCTCGAATCGCGGGCCGATTCGCAAAGGAGCCATTGTGAGTTTCGAGAAAGCTGTTGCTGCCCTGGCTTCCTACGGCCATGAGGACGCCAATATTCGCCAACTGCGCATCCTCACCGCCATCCACAAGGGCAACGGCGAGCCGCCGCGAACGGTTCGCGGCATCGCCAAGTGGCTCGGAATGCCGAAATCCGCCGTCACACGCGGGTGCGACCGGTTCGAGCGGTGCAATCCGCCCCTGATCACGCGGGTGCTGGACGAGAAGGACAGTCGATCCGTCGTGCTAGGGCTGACGCTTGCTGGCAAGGACCTGGTGAGGCGGCTGCTCGCATGACGGTGCGCTGGAGCCAAGTTGCGGTGTGGTCGAGCGTTGCAGTGGCGCTGGTCCTGCTCGGCGCGACGTTCCATGCGGCGTTTGGCGCGGATGCGACGGTGCTGCAGCCTGGGGGAAAATACCGCGGTCCTGTCATTGCCTGCCAAACGCAGGCGGATGCCGAACACCTCCGTGATCTGCTCGCCATCGGCAAGGTGGACGACGCGCGAGCCTACCTGATGGCCGAGGACAACACCTGCGGTGCAGCCCGTGACGTGCCGTTCATCGCTGACGAGGCGGTTGGCCCGGTGAAGGCTGATAAGAACGGCCGAGGCTGGCGTCTGGTGCGTGTCACTATCGAGTCTGGAGATCTGTTCCTGGTGACCACCGACGAGATCGGGCCGCCGGGCTCGCCGACTTAGAGCGACTCGGCTCATTGCCATAAGCTGAGATCGCTCTTTCGGAGGAATCCGTCGCCATGGCTCATACGTTCCTGGTCATTGTGTCCTTGGGGATCGGGGTGTTCCTGGTCGTGGCGGCGGCGCTTGTGCTGGGAGCCTATTACCTGTGGCCGTCGGCGTCGCGGGATTTCGATGATTGGGAGAGCCGGCGGTCATGAGCGAGGGCACGCAGGGTATCAGCCACGCGGCGCTGTATCATCAGGTGCAGCAGCTTGAAGCGCGGGTGAAGGCGCTCGAAACCGCCAACGCGAAGTATGGCAGCGTTGACCAGCCTGGAGCGCTAGAGCCGGCAGCTTCTTATGCCGATGACCTACAGCAGGTGAGGCGGATTGCTGGCGCATTCCCGCCCATGATCGATATCACGCGGCTACAGCCAGGACCCGCCGGCCAGATGAAGCCGCAGACCACGGACTGATGCTGCTCGACGTCCTCTGTATGTGTGTCGGCATCGTGGTCGGCGTCGCTTTTGGACCGTTCGCCTGGCGGATGGGCTACCGCTGCGCCAGCGAGACAACCGAAAGCCGCGTCGAGAAGCCTTGGTGGTGAACACCCTCTGCCATTGCGGCGTCATCAGCTTCATGAGGGCGCTGGCGCCGATTTACCGGGGCGATGAATGGTTCTGTTCCGCTTCCTGCCTCGCGTGGTATGAGGACAACAGGCGGCAACCGGTTGAGCTGCGTCAGGAGTTCTGCGTATGCGGTGTCAAGCTTGGCCTAGTCGCCTACTGGTACGAGAGGGAGCCAAAGCCGCGGCTGTTCTGCTCGTGGAGGTGCGCCAGGCTGTCCGCGCCGCTTTCGCGCTCGACCGGCGCGGACTGGCACGTCATTGGCGGGACTACGCCTGGGAGTTCATCGGCTATGCCGCGCTCGCTGGCGGTGCGTTCGTGATCCTGGCGCTTATCTTTGGATTGGGAGTCTAAGGATGCCTCGTGAGCGTTGGGTTCAGAGGCCCCAATTAGGCGACATGAAGACGTGTAGCGATTGTGGAGAGGCGAAACTGGCCACACGCGAATTCTTTCATCCCCACGCTCAGGGACTGCTGCGTGGTCGATGCCGGAAATGCGCTTACCTGAAGAACCGCGAGAAGATGTTGGCCAGAGCCAAACTCCGCTACGCGGCCAATCCAGAAGAGGGGAAGGCGAAATCGAAAGCCCGCTACGAGGCCAAGAAGGTTGAAATTCTGGCGCAATGCAAAGAGTACCGCGAGCGTCCTGAACGGAAAGCAGCGAGAAATGAGTGGCAGCGAACACGTCGGCGGCAAGACCCCATCATCCGATTGAACCGCACGGTGTCGAGCTACATCAATCAGAGTTTATGCGGAACGAAACGCGGGCGGCGGTGGCAAACGCTCACGGGGTACGACCTACACGCTCTTCGGCGCCATCTGGAGCGCCAGTTTACTGGCAAAATGAACTGGCAGAATTACGGGAAAGTCTGGCATATAGACCATATCAGGCCCGTGAAGTCGTTTGCCTTTGATGCTGCCGACAGTGACGAATTTCGGGCATGCTGGGCGTTGGCTAATCTACGACCACTCCCGGTCGCAGAAAATCTGAAGAAGAGCGGCAAGTTGCTGTTCTTGTTGTAATTCGGCCTTACAGCCTGGAGGTGTCAAACGGGTGCCCTTTTTTCCAGTCCGCACATTCCAACACCGGCTGTGGTGCCGCCTGCGCCACCAGCCGCGACTCCGCCGACGATGGCGACAGCCGGTGTGAATGCTGCGGGTGCGAACCAGCGCGCGATGGCCGCAGCAGCAGCCGGTGCTGGAATGTCGAATACCGTTACTAATCAAGGCGGTGCGAGCGGTCTAACGCCAGCGCCCAATCAAGAAGCACAGCGCTCGCTGCTCGGCTGACGAACTGATGACGCACATCAGCACCATTCCATCGCCCGAAGCTGTCGAGCGCGCTATGGCCGCCGATCAGTCGTTCGCCTATGTCGGCACACCAGTGGTCCGAGCGGGTTTCCACGGGGAATTGACTTTCCAATATCGGAACGGCCATCTGGTGCTAGTTCGGATCTCGGAGACACTGATACCCGATGCTGCGTCGAACGATAGTCGGCCGAGCCCGTGAACGTGCTTCCCGGTTGGCATGGCTGCGGCAAGCCGAGGAGCGCGACGCCGCAAGTGCGCCGGATCGGTTCGCCGCCGACGGCCGGCCGTTGACGGACGGCATCACGAACGCCTATCAGCCGAAAGTCGCTGCCGATCATCCCGACTACGCAGAGAAAGTGGCGAAGCCGGTCATGGACGCGGTCGACAGCATGCCCAAGGCATATCGAGACGCTTGCCACGAATATGGCTACGCAGATGTCTTTCGAGCGTGGCGACGCGGCATCACGCCAGCGCGCATTCGGCAGATGGCCGAGGCCAACGGAGGAAGGTTCGTGCTGTGAGTGCTTGGTGCAATGCCTGTCAGATGTCACCGACCAACGGTTGTCGCCATCCTCTTGGGCCGAATTATTGCCCGCATAAGGGTAAATGATGATCGCCCGCCGCGGCTTTATCGCTGGTCTGGCTGGCCTCCTGGCAACGCCGGCTATCGTGCGGGCGACCGCCCTGATGCCCGTGAAGGTGCTGAAGACCGAGCAATATGGCCGATCGATCGCCCTGATGGCGTTGCCCGATCTGCGGATGATCCAGGAAATGGCCTTCCTGGAAGGCATGAGCCAGAAGATCGTCGCGCAGTTCTGGTACGGGAACGCCGATCTGCATCCGTTCGAACTGCCGGGCTTGAGCGGCTTCAATGAGCCTACCCGCTTGAATTAACCCGTCGTTCCGCTTATTGAGTCACTGACTGCGGCACGGAGGACCCGGCCGCGCTCCTGAATACCCGCAGGAAGCGCAGCCATGTCCGACGATGCAGACATCCTTGAAGCCGCCGCCCAGTTCGCCGCCGACGCGCAGGCCATCCAGCGCGCCCGGGAGCAATGGGCTTCGACGCTCATGCGCCGGCGGCCGGTCACGCAAACCGCCAGCCAGGCTTTCCTTTCCTCCGGCTCCAAGCTGGCGCTGAGCGTCGGCTGCTGGACTGAGGTGGCCCGCTTCGGCATCAGCGAGGCGCGCCGATGAAGCCGCGCTACGAGGCAATGGCCAAGCCGCCGCGCGCATGGGTGTCGGCAACAAATATACCTGAACCGCTGCCCACCATCACCGTCTGGGCGCAGGACGACTCGCCGCGTGAAACCGGTCTCGTGACCGCCCAAGGCGTGCCGATCTACCGCGTTCAGGACCGTGAGCCGATCGGATTCAAGCGATGAGCGGCCAAACTGGCAACACCGGCTACGGCTCTGCGCAGCCGCGCCCGGAAGGCGTCAAGCGCGCTCCCCGCAAGCGGGCAGAACTCTCCTACGCCGGCGCCAGCGCCGAACGCCTCGCCAAGACAAAGGCGACGACCAAGCGCCGTGCACCAGACGGTTCTGATAGTAATTGGGCGCAAATTCGGCATCATTCAGAGCAGAGGATTAATCAACAGCGCTCGTGGCGACAATCCTGGATGCAGAACTATCAACTGCTCGAGGCCTACATCCAGCCTCGCCGCGGCATCTTCATCAACACGGCGATGCCGACGCCGAACTCGATGATCCGCGGCCAACCGATTAACCAAAATATTGTTGATCCGACCGGCACCTATGCCGCGCGCCGCTGTGCCGCCGGCATCATGTCCAACGAGATGTCGCCGTCGCGGCAGTGGTTCAAGCTGAAGCCGGCCCTGGCAGACCGCTCGACGGCGCCCCCGGAAGCCATTGCGTGGTTCGAAGAAGTCGAAGACCGGCTGCACACCATCATGGCGCGCAGCAACTTCTACGACGAAGCCGCGCAGATGTTTGAGGACCTGGTGATCTTCGGCACCGGCCCGATGCTGATTTACGAAGATCAGGCCGATCTCATCCGCTGCTACACGCCCTGCTGCGGCGAATATCTGCTGTCGAGCTCGTCCGGCAACCGCA